AGATAAACAAAGGCAACCTCTTTGAGCCGGAGGTCGCCTTTTTGTACGGTGACACTTCAAGATACCCGCTCGACAAGGTGCGTGAGTGGCTCGACAATTACGAGTACAAGGAGACAGGCAGAATAAACAGCCCAGTGCAGTTTTTGTATGTCTATGAGTGGTATGTCGGCAATGGAGGGGAGGTATGAGAAAGGAAATCGAGAATCCTCTGAATGAAAAAGAGTGGAAAGAAAAGATGTTCCGAAAGCAGATTGCTGAAAGTACGAGGAAAATGATTGAAACGCTAACAATAGCGGAGCAGATGCGTGTTTCTTTCGTGCCGCTCATTATCACCCACCTTGCTTGGGTGTACGCTGACAAGGCTATGGCGTGTGCTGCCCGTGACAAAGTGAGCCTGTTGAAGAAGTTGAGCCGGACGCTGAAAATGGTGCATCAGAGGTACAACGATGAACTGCGCAGGGAACTTGACTACAACCACCTACAGAACGTAATCAAGCAGACCGAAATGTGTATGGACGAGATAAGCCGGGACTTGACAATACTCTACTTCACCGTAAATCAGGAGTTGAAGCGGAAAGTGCCGCAGTACGGTTTTGACGATCAACGGACATACGCCATTATTTCCACGCTGTTTATTGACCTGTTGAAGCAGCACAACCGGGAAATGGATAAACTTCTTGCGGAGAAATTGAACGACCGAAACCTTGCTCCAAGCATAGTTCCACCGCTCACCCAGCACCTCCACTCGGGCATGGTCGCCTTTGCCGGGGTTGAGGGTAAGTTTGACTACCGGGAACAGAACGTGGTTATGGCAATGAAAGTTATTAAAAACCGCATTGACAGCATCGAATTTTCGGTGTTCTGACACCCCGTCTGTAATGGGGAGGGGGGACTATAGGGGGGAGGGGGTGCAGAAAATAATGCCCTCTCTTTCCTGTATTATCAATCAGTAATAAGCTGAAATGTGCAATATTATTATTTAATATATTGAATATCAAATGAATAAATTAAAAATAAATACAAAAAAGCCTATAAAAGTGGATGTAGTTATTGGGATTGACCCCGATGTAGAAAAGTCCGGGTGCGCATATCTCGAAGTGGCTACACGTAGGCTGGAAATTTCTACATTGACCTTTCCTGACCTACTCGATTATTTGCGGTATGTGAAAAGACAAGCAGAGGTATCGCAAAGGAATTTTCGTGTAATCATCGAAGCCGGGTGGCTGAACAAGGCTCACTGGCATCTGTCCCCTAAAGACACGAAGCAGAGCGCAGCGGCAAAGGGGAACGCAGCCGGGCGCAATCATGAGGTTGGCAGAAAGATAGCTGAAATGTGCGAACACTGGCAGATACCCTACGAATTGATAAAGCCCCTTGCCCTGAAAGTCGGGGGTGTAAATCTGTGGCAGGGAAAGGACGGAAAGATAACGCAGGAGGAACTTTCAGCCTTTACCGGGATAATGGGCAGAACGAACCAAGAGGGGCGTGATGCGGCTCTAATCGCATGGGAATGGAGCGGCTTACCTGTGAAAGTCGTGAGAAAATCAACTAAAAAGTAGATGTTTTTCGTTTCAAACGATTATAATACAAACATATTTGCGTAACTTTGCCGAAAATGATATAATAAAAAGTTTTTTTGCATGAAAACAGAACAGGTAAAACTATCGCAGGTGAAAATCAATTCGGATAATCCCCGAACAATCACCAAAGAGAAATTTAACAAACTTATCAATTCAATTCTTGTATTCCCTAAGATGCTTGAATTGCGCCCTATTGTGGTTGACAACAAGATGAGCGCACTTGGCGGCAATATGCGCACGGAGGCGTTACGGGCTATCTCCAATATGAGCGTAGAGGAGATTGCTCAGAGGCTACACGGGATTGCCGACTTTGTGGAGAAGTCAGAGGGTGAGCGCAAGGTGCTTGTCGATTACTGGGAAAAATGGCTTGACAATCCTATCGCCTTTATCATCAAAGCCAGCGAGTTGTCTGCCTCGGAGCGTAGGCAGTTCATGATTAAGGACAATGTAAGTTTCGGTCAGTGGGACTTCGATGCCCTTGCCAACAAGTGGGACAACAAGAAACTTGATGATTGGGGCGTTGATGTGTGGAACGCTAACCCGACCGCATTTACCCCTATGGGCGCAACCCCGTCCCCGGCACAACCTACCCCGGCTATGCCCGATGCGAGCGAGGAGGACAACCCAGCGGATGCCTTTCAGGATGCTCTGCCCCCGGAGTTGCAAGGCGTTGACATCAGCCCGGATGTCCTGCCGAAAATCGAGGGGTCAGATGAAACGGCTATGGAGCGTGTTATCATCGTGTACCCCAAAGAGCGTTTGCAGGAGTTGGCGCAACTTCTCGGTATGCCGTCCATTGACAAGGTTGTGTACCGTCTTGAAGAGATTATCCCCTCAATTGAGGGAGCAGAATAACGCACTTGCTTATGGATTACGCAGAGTACATACAATACCACTTGGGAGGCGATGCCGGAGTTGAGGAAAAGATGATTGCCTCACTCTCGACACACTTCCGGCTATCCCGTTGGAACAGCTTCCGGTTGGTCTATTACTATGCCACAACGTACCATATCCCAAGTGCATTGATGCTCCTACGCAATCCGCATACCCCGAAAAGCGAATTGAAGTTCAGAACCGACCGCAGGTATGTCCGCATTGGCGACACTTTCGACCGCATCATGCAGAACCTCAACCCCGGTATGTTGGCACAACTTGATGAGGCAGAAACCACCACAGAGCAGTACAACACCGTTACATCGTGGTACTTCTTCGGGCGGTACGCTGCTTTCCTCTTCCTCGAAGTGTGGGCAAAGGTCAGCGGAAAGCAAATAATTGACGACCTCGCACTTAAATTTGAGCGAAAGGAAAACTATACAAGGGGTGCGGAGATAGTTGCGAGAACGCAAAATCGGGAAAAATTAACGAAGTTTATTGAAGATGCCAAACGTGATACCGGGGACAACGTGTTTGCCCTCGAAACAAGCCTGTGCGCTGTGGAGAAAATCCGCAAGGGGACACGTTGGAACGGCTTTTACACCGAAAGGCTGTTGGAGGACATCAAGGGTTGCGAGTGGGAAAACATCATAATTGGATTGATATGAGCGCAAAGGTAATTTATCTTGCTGGAGTTCCGGCAAGCGGAAAATCAACCCTGTTCAAGATAATAAGGGAGCATCTGTTCGGCGAAGCTAAAGAGTTCAAGTATGGGAAATGTAAAGGTATCGAAAATGGCGCTTTTAAGATGCTCGGAGTTTTTGATGGAACTACATTTGAGGGTACGGATAAACTTAGTATGACAGTCATTGATGATGCTATAGAGTTTGTGAAACAGCAAATGGATAGTGAACAAAAGTCTGTTGTATTTGTAGAGGGAGACCGACTTTTCAATATCCGTTTCTTGAAAGAAACAAAGGCTCTGTTACTATTGATTGATGCAAACGAGCGCATTCTTAAAGCAAGGCACATTGAGCGTGGAGATAATCAAACAGAAACGTTCCTTAAAAGCCGGAGAAGCAAGGTTGAGAACTTCATCAGCAAGTACAAGGCGCAAAGGATTTGGAACAATACCCTGCAAGACCAAGAGCGTATTTTGAATTTTATCATTAAAACAGCGAATGAATATGTGGAGAATGTTTGACAGAAACAGCATGGAAGATATACGGCTGCTTGAAAGTATTTGCCGAAACAGTGGAAGCCAATCAGTCAAGAAAGAAGCTGCCTATATAAGACGAGCTATTTATCTAACTAAGAATAAGCCGCAAAACCTATGGTGTTGGATTTACAACGAATGTGCTTTCTATATGTGTACTAAATGCAAGCATCATATCAGAGGGATATTAACTGTAGTTCATAAAGACTTCCATAGGCAGGGGCTTGGCAGATTAATTAATAATCATAGACTTATTATGATGAAACGGGCTGGTATAGATACCTTTAAATTTCGCACAAACCAAAAAGAGGAAGCTATTAAATTTTGGCTTGCGCAAGGTGCAAGGATTGTTGATGTTAATGGCGATGATTATGAGATGGAATTAAAAATTAAACTTGATTGATATGGCTGATTATTACCAAAGTCCAAGGTGGAGTAACGAGATAGCAGATTGCTCCATGCCTATGACATTCGACACATACAGCAACTGTTCTTTCGGTTGCTTGTATTGCTTCTCGCAGTTCCAAAGAGGGATTGGTGGACCGAAAGAAAGCTACCTACACAAAGATGTGAAACACGTTTCGGTTGATAAAATCAAGAAGATGTTTACCGATCCAGACAAACACGGTGGACAGTTCAAGGAGTATATCAAGCAACGAAAGGTTATGCAATGGGGCGGTTTGTCAGACCAGTTCGATGGATTTGAACGAAAGTACGGCTATACGCTTGAACTGTTGCGTTTCTTCAAGGAAATTGACTACCCTCTTTGTTTCTCAACAAAGGCTACATGGTTCACGGAAGATGAGCGTTACATGGAGCTTATCAGGGGGCAGAAGAATTGGAACTTCAAGTTTTCAATCATTACGCTGGACGAGCATAAAGCGCACATTATCGAACGAGGAGTACCCACCCCTATTCAGAGACTAGAAGCCATTCGCAGGATTGCGGAAGCTGATGCAGGAGGCGCAACACTCCGATTGCGACCGTTCATTATCGGTATTTCTACTCCGTCATACCTCGACCTGATTAGAGAGGCTTCCAGTCGTGGTGCAACAGCCATAAGCACGGAATTTATGTGCGTAGAGCAACGCAGTCCGACATTGAAGCAATGGATGCCAACTTTCAACGAGTTGTGCGGTTTCGACTTTATGGACTTCTACAAAAAGTTCAGTGTAAGCACTGGGTATCTCAGATTGAACAGAAAGGTCAAGGAGCCGTTCATGAGGAACATGAAGCAGCTTTGCGAAGAACTTGGTATGCGTTTCTACGTTTCCGATGCCCACTTCAAGGAGTTGTGCTGTAACGGCTCTTGCTGTGGGCTACCTGCTGATTGGAACTACTCAAAGGGGCAATGGTGCGAGGCTCTGCAGATTGCCAAGAACTCACCTGAACACATTGTTCGATGGGAGGATGTTTGCAAGGACATCAACGGTCTTGTATCTCAATTTCAATGGATTCGTGCAACTGGGTTCAACTGCAATTCGAGCGAAAAACGTGCTAAGTATGAGGGTATGACAATGGCTGACTATATGCGTTGGTTGTGGAACAATCCGCAGAGTGGTCAAAGCCCTTACAAGTTATTCGAGGGCGCACTTGCCCCTATTGGAAAGGATGAGGGCGGCAACATCGTGTATAAGTACAACGGAGCAAATTTTTAACAAGCAATGGGCGCACCGGGAAAGAAAATGAAAGATTACCGTCAGGCGCAAATCGTGCGGCTTGACATCATAGCGCAGTTGTATAAGCGTGGTTACTCCTACCGGGAAATCCGAGAAGAGGTAATGACACGTTTAGACCTGCAAGCCTACAGCCTCCAAACGGTTCACAAGGACGTGAACCGCTTGCTGGCTGAATGGAGGGAAACACGCATCGAGAACTTCGACCATGCCGTGCAACTGGAACTGGAACGCATTGACGAGGTGATTAAGGAGGCTTGGGCGGCTTGGGACAAATCCAAGACCGACTACGAGCGCAAGAAAGCCAAGCAGCAAGGTATTCCGGGCGGTGACGGAGAAAGTGGCGAGGGCGGTGTTGTTACCGTGAAAATGGAGCAACAAAAAGAAGAGGTTATTTGCTATGGCGACCCCCGGTATTTGGAGGTCATTCACAAAAACTTGGTGGAGAGGCGCAAGTTGCTTGGGCTGTATAGCCCCGAAAAGAAAGAGGTCACGGGCGACCTTTCATTTGCCAGCCTCCTGATGGAAACGAGTGCAATAAATGGCGAGGAATGAGGTACAGATACGCAAGAACGCTGCCAAACTATTCTCTGAATGGCGTAACGACTGGAACAAATTCATCAGCGAGGCTCTTGGGGTCACGCTGGATGAGGAGCAACAAGCAATCGTTACAGCCGTCCAGCACAATAAGTTGGTATCAGTCCGCAGCGGTACGGCAAGGGGCAAGGATTTTGTCGCTGCTTGTATCGCTGTATGCTTCCTGTATCTCACCCCGAAATGGAAAAAGAACCACAACGGCAAAATGGAACTTGTCGAGAACACGAAAGTTGCTCTCACCGCTCCGACCGACCGACAAGTAAAAAACATTATGATGCCCGAAATTTCAAGACTATTCAACCGTGCGAAAAGGAGAGGTTTCACGCTCCCCGGTAGGCTTAATGCCTACGACATCCGCACGGACAATGAAGAATGGTTCTTGACGGGCTTTAAGGCTGACGAGAACAACCACGAGGCATGGTCGGGCTTTCATGCAGTAAACACGATGTTTGTCGTTACGGAGGCTACTGGTATTCTTGATGAAACCTACACGGCCATTGAGGGTAACTTACAGGGTAATTCCCGGTTTCTACTCGTATTCAATCCAAACACAACCGTAGGATATGCAGCACGATCGCAAAAGTCCTCACGCTGGCGGCGGTTCTGTCTTAACAGTCTAACGGCTCCGAATGTTGTTCAACGAAAAATAATCATCCCCGGACAGGTGGACTACGACTGGGTTGCTGACAAGGTGGAGAACTGGTGCGAGCCGATTACGGAGGATGAAGTGAAAGAGAGTGAGAATGACTTTCTTTTTGAGGGCAAATGGTATAGACCCTCCGACCTCTTCCGCAAGAAAGTCCTTGGGGAGTTCCCGAAAGTTGACGAGGACATCCTGATATCGCAGAAGTGGGTTGAGATTGCACAGGAACGCTGGAAGCAGTACAAACTGACGAGTCACAACAACGCCATTCTCGGTGTCGATGTGGCAGGTATGGGTCGGGACTGCACCGTGTATTGTAAGCGTTTCGACAACTACGTTGAGTGTTTCGACAAGCACAATTCAGGCGGCAAGGCTGACCACATGAAAGCAGCCGGGCGCATCAAGAACGAAATCACCATACACAGCGGTTACAGCGTGTCTATTGATACGATTGGAGAGGGTGCAGGGGTTTACTCACGTGTGGTCGAGATATGCCAAGAGAGCAACGGAAAACTGGACGAGGAAACAATTATTAGTTGCAAGTACAGTGAGGGGGCAAAAACTAAAAGCGGAAAAGACCTAACTGATATTACAGGACAATATACTTTCGCCAACATGAGGGCATATCTGTTTTGGGCAGTCCGTGATTGGCTCAACCCCGATAACAATACCGGGGCGATGCTCCCTCCGGGCGGTAGCTTCATGGAGGAGGCAACGGAAATCAAGTGGTCGTTCCTTTCCAATGGCAGGATAATCATTGAGCCGAAAGAGGACATCAAGGAGCGGCTGGGACACTCCATAGACGAGTTTGACGCCCTTGCCAACACATTCCACCCGAAAGCGGTAGAAATGGTGGGCTTGAACGCTTCCACGGATTACTACGATGAAGATATAGACGATATGTTATACTAAAAAAGCAGAATATATGGACATAAAAGAAATTACATCGCCCGAAAGGGATGCAAGAAGTATCATTTCAGATTTGAAGTACAAAACGGTAGTGGTTAAGCCATGGGCTATTCTTCGCAAGGAGTATGAGCCGAAAGAACACCCAGTAATGACCGATAAGACCTACAAGGACAAAGTTACCAAGAGGGGCATTGAAAAGGTTACACGCTACACGCTGGGATTGCAGAAACTGGCGGTAAAGCGCATGACGGAACTAATGTTTGCTATTCCCGTGCAACGCATCTACAAGCCGGAGAACGACCAAGAGAAGCAGGTTGCGGAGATTATGGAGGCTATTTTCCAAAAGAACCGCATCGACAGCCTGAACATTGACCGTGGTAAGAGCCTGTTTGCCTCCTGCGAAACAATCACGCTGTGGTACTCGCAGGAGCAGGAAACCGTGTATGCAGGGCAGAAGAGCCTCTTGAAACTGCGCTGCAAGAACTACTCACCGATGAAAGGCGACAAGTTGTACCCGTTGTTTGACGAGTACGATGATATGATTGCCCTCTCCATTGAGTACACAAGGAAAGAAGGTATTAATACCGTTACCTACTTCGACACGTACACCGCTGACGAGCATATCCGCTGGCGCACGGGCGCAGGGGAAACGATGGAGGAGCTTCGGGAGAAAATCGAGGTGGGCAAGATTACGGGCGTGTATATCCGCCGTGACGAGCCTATTTGGGAAGACCAGTCAGGCAATGTCTATGAAGCCGAATGGACGCTTTCACGCAACGGCAACTATATCCGCAAAAACGCAAGACCTAACTGGGTCGTGTTCTCGGACGGCAAGGTGAAATTCGGGCAAGAGCCTACCAATGACAACGCAGGGCGCAATGTGCTTCAATACGGGCAGAACGACAAGGCAGAGTACAAGACTTGGCAGCAGGCTATTGATAGCATCAAGTTCCATGCCGGGGAAATCAAAAAGGACTTTTTCATGCAGCTTCAACTCCCGGATATGTCTATGGAGAACATGAAAGCAACCCCGATGTCGGGAGAAGCCCGTAAGATGATGTTCATTGATGCCCAGTTGAAAGTGACTGACGAGAGCGGCATTTGGCTGGAGTTGTTCGACCGTGAAATCAATGTTATCCGGGCGTTCATGAAGAAGATGTACCCCTCACTTGCCGCTGCCATCGACAGCCTACAAGTGGAGGTCGTTATCACCCCGTATCAGATACGGGACGAGGCAGAGCGCATCGGCAACCTTTCCAATGCCACGGGCGGCAAGCCTATTATGAGCCAGCGCACCGCAGTTCAGAACCTCGGCTATGTGGATAACGTGGACGAGGAAATGGAACTGATTGCAAAGGAGAGTTCCGTGAGTCTGTTTGACGAACCAACCATATAAAGCATGGCAAAGAAGAAACTTGATATTCATTGCGAGGAATGTATCTATTCCTACGAGCCGCACGAGATTGGGGCAAACGGTAAGCCGTTCCTGTGTCGGTGCAAACTGCACCAAGAGCGCAGCCGTTTCCTCACCCGTGACGGCTGCGGACAATTCAAAAGGAGGCTGTAATCATGGCAAAGAAAGAGGCAACCAAATTCAGCTACGGGGTATTCGACAAGAAGCACATCGCCAACATCAAGAAGCGGCTAAAGGCGATTGATGATTTGTTCGACACAGCGGTAACGGAGGGCGCACGAATTGGCGAGGCTTCCGGCTTCAAAAACCCCGACAAGCCCTTTTACATTTCGGACTACCCGGCAGTGCAGGAGCGTATAAACGACCTCATGCGCTCCGTTGGGCGTGGGCTTCAAGGAGTGATAGAAACGGGCGACCGTGAGGAATGGCTTTTATCTTGCGAGAAAAACAACGCTATGGTTGATGCAATAACTTCTTCAACCGGGCTTCCGAAAGACGTAATTTCGCAATGGAAACAGCCAAATTTGGAGGCTATATCAGCGTTTCAACTCCGCAAGGAAGCCGGGATGATGCTCTCCAACCGGGTATGGAACATCACGGAGCAGTTCAAGGAGGAACTGGAACTTGCTCTTGACTTAGGGCTGGGAGAGGGAAAGAGTGCCGCAGACCTTTCGAGGGATGTACGCAGGTATCTCAATGAGCCAAACAAGCTATTCCGTAGGGTCAGGGACAAGCACGGTGTACTCCGGCTGTCAAAGGCTGCAAGAGCCTACCACCCCGGACAGGGCGTGTACCGTTCCTCCTACAAGAACGCTCTCCGGCTCACCGCCACAGAAAACAACATCGCCTACCGTATGGCAGACAGCGAGAGGTGGAAACAGATACCCTTTGTTATCGGCATCCGAATTTTGATCTCCCACAACAGCCACCCGGTGTATGACATCTGCGATGAATTGCAAGGTGAGTACCCGAAAGATTTTGTTTGGACTGGCTGGCATCCGTTCTGCAAGTGCGCTGCCGTGGCTATCCGGGCAAAAGAAGAGGAGTTCCTGGATTATCAGCAGAAGATACTTGCTGGAGAAGATGTAAGCAATTACAAGTTCTCGGGAGCTGTCAAGGATGTGCCGGAGAACTTCAATGCGTGGCTTGAACGTAACCGGGAGCGTGTAAAAACAACGACATCCGTCCCGTACTTCATCAGGGACAACGGCAAATACATACCGAAAGATTGGGTTGACGGCATCGGCTCTATGGCAAAAGGAGGGAACAAGGGGCTTATAACCGATGTGAGGGAAGCGATAATCAAGGTGAAAGACCCGACATTCATCACGGGAAAAGAGGTTCGCGCTATGATTGAAAAATATGCGGATGCAGAGCCGGGCGACTTTTACGGTGGACTGAAAGGCGTGAAGATGTCAAAGGCAAAAGACGGGGCAATGATGTGTTGTGTGCGTTCATACTACAATAAAACGGGTGCTTACGCCAAAGAGAACGGGAACATTATCAAGATATACAATACAGACCACCATGTTATTGACCCACAAGGGAAATCTGTTGTCTTTAACCCTCTCCACGAAGTCAAGGGAGCGATGAGGGCTATTGCCGGGAAAACGCCTCTGACATTTAATCAGGAATATGCGATTGAAAGCCTATGGCACGAGATACGCCACGCAGGGGCGGTCGGCTGGAAAGACATTAGAAAGAAAACGGATGATTTGACCTCTGCTATGGAATGTATCAACCAGTTCTGCGCTCGCCGCTCGTATGGGAAACTGCTCCGGGCTATCGGTGGAAGCGTATCTCATAAAAAGGAAATTATCAAAAGCGGTTACGGTTACAGCAGGTCGGTACGCCATTTTGAAGAATTGCTCTCGTCAATGAACATATCCAGTTCGGAGGCTTATGCGCATTTCAGCAAAATGATAATGGTTGAGCCATACGAGAACATATTTGGGGGCATCGTAAAGTTCCTTGTCGGGAAAGGGGTTAAGAAACAAAAAGCCGAAATGTTGATTAAAACACTTCGGCATTCTGATGATATGTTTGGCAAAGTCCTTACGGGTGTGTAACGGTTCGCCAAAATTCGTTTTTCATATCGGGAGGGAGCTTGTCAGCGTAACTACTGGCTTTCTCCCTCTCGTTTCGTAGGTAGAAGAGCGCAGCCAAGTCCATATTGGCATCGTCCTCGGTGCAACTTCCCAAATAAAAGCCTTTGTCCGGCAAGCCGATGTGATGGCACTCTTCGGGGCTGATGTTGTAGTCAAATACAGTTTCCATGGTGCAAAGTTATTTATTTTTCTGCGGTTTACGATGCACCCGGTGCTTGGAAATCACGCAGAACTTAGTCAATTTCGGTTTGCCTACGGAAATACCGAACCCCCAAAGGGTTTCCAGCTTGCAACCTATCTGTTCGGGGGTGAACACATCGTATATTGCGGCAAGCGAACCGAAGTAATGCTCACTGCTCCCATTTACCGGGGTGTGAAAATTCACTTTGATGATAGTTTCATTTTCTGCCATAGTTATTTTCTTTGAATTTTGTGCGAGAACAACGATTGTCCTGCGGTTGATAAACTTATTGCCTCAATGGTGGATATTGTGCGAGAGGGGCTAAATTAAGCCCCCATATCCAACTCGCAGCAGAATTTAGATATTTCACGTTCAATATCATCGTTTCTCATTTCGATGCTCCTGCATCCTGCGTAATACTTTCCTGCATACTCAAAGCAGAGGTAGTGGTATGCTTCTCCAGTGTCCCAGTCGTGGCTATGGGGTTCGCCTGTAAAGAACCAACCGCCATCCCGGTATGGGTTGCACCACCTTTCAGGCGGCACACATTCGAGGAGGTGAACGTACCAGTCTTTGCCAATTTCTTCAAAAGGCGCATTCTTTTCCAGTTCAATTCTATCTTTCGTTACCATAGTGCTATTATTATGCGTTTCTCAATTTACCGATGAACTCGTTACGTTCCTCATTCAGAACATCGTTGCCGAACAGGACACGGGCTGCACCGTAGTAGGAGTTATCCGTTAATTGTCGTTGCCAACAACCGTTGAACCTCGACCATCTGAACCCGTTAGACTTCAAACGGGAGATAACATCGGCATTCGGCTTTTCATCGTGGAAAATCTGCAAGCGGTCATCTGCGAAGTTCTTAACGACCTTGCCTCCGTCAAATTCAATCTCGATACTCTCCGCATTGGCTCTTTCCTCTTGCCTCTGCACAGCCTTTTCGCAAACCTCCTGCAACTTCCATATCTTATGACGGGACGTAAACAGGGGCTTTTTCAGACCTGTTTTTTCATTCTCCTGTACCTGCTTGATGTAGTCAAGGGCTTTCAGGACGAGGGCGGCTTTGCCGTTGTTAGCCAACCTCTCCACCTTTCCGAAAATCGAATTGGTGAAAGCGGAACGATAGTAAGGCTCTCCATTATCAACATCGGCACACGCTTTTGCATTGTGGTCAATATCCCGTTTTAACATAAGCCATTCCATGCTCTCCTTTTCTTCGGGGCTTTTGGCATCCTCAATACGTTTTGCCACTCTCCGGGCGTACTTCTCTCGCCATTCTGAAAACTCGCTCATAGCCTTGTCGTATGATTTGTTTGCCTTTTCGTTCCGTGATGTCGGGAAACGAGCCGGACCAGTAATCATCGCGCTCAATATGCGTGAGTGCTTATCGAAGAGAGTTTCAACCCACGCACGGAACTTCTCCGTATATTCCTTGTGTTCCTCTGCCGGAAGTTTCTTCAAATCTTCAAGCAGGGCTTCTTCGTATTCCCGAATGTATAGGACGGCACGCTCCTCCGGGCTGAAACTTGTGTTCTCAAAGGCTCTGACTGCCTTGCCCCACAAATCCTCAAAGTTGGTTTCGTACTTCCAAGAAACGACCTCCCACTTGTTGAGTTCAATATCAACATCACGGACTTGTATCGTATCTTCTCTTTGCTTTGCAGCGTGGGCGAAAGAGCGACTGAACATACCGTTGTTAGTTCTGATTTCTCTAAAACCCCAGTCGTAAACACCCATTTCAGGGGTTTCAATTAGTCTTACTTGTGCTGCTCTATGGCAGTTCTTTTTAGTCAGGATTATCTTTTCCATGTTGTTGTGGATTTATAAAGTGAATATGATGTAACGTACCCCGTAGCTGTTGTAGTCGTATGATACTCGGAATCCCTCTGAACGGGCAAAGTCTATCGCTGCCTGTTCGTCAGCCATGCGGATTGTATTCCAAGGGCTGAAAATCTTTGTTGCCCTAATGTGGCGGTCGCAGATGAAACAAGCCTTTCCGCTCGCCTTGATAAGTTCGCTAATCCTGCTTATAAACTCATCCTTGCTAAATGGTGCGCCCTGTATCATTTCTTGGCGCAATTTTTCTGCTGCTGTCATAGTCGTATTACTTGTTAATTAAATAGTCAATTCTATCCTTGATTGAGAGTGCATAAGTCAATCCTTTTTCTCCAAATGCTTGCGCCTCACTGCAAATACCGTCTTTGTAAGTTAGACAGCAGAATGTTCCGTCTGTGATGTCTATCCCAAGCCGGGGTTTGCCCCAATGCATATCAATCTCAATTTTGGGTCTTCGCTTGCTTTCGTCTTTCTCACCCTCGAATATCGGAAGAATGTATTTGCAAGCGGTTATCTGAATTGACTTGCCGGAAAGCTGTGCTGCAGCTCTGTTCCCCCAAAACCAATCACGACTTGCGTCTATGATATGTTTACTTACTTCAATGTAACCGTTTTCTTTTGCTACCTGTTCTGCTACTATTAGCATTGCTTGATTTTCTGTCATTGTTGTTGAGTTTTGCCCAGCTGGTTAGACCGGGCGTGACCTTTTTTAGAAATTTGCTTTTAATTTGAGAAGCCGGAGGACTTCTTTCAACTCGCTGTCGGTGTATTTCTCTGCCATTTCACGGCTTATGCCATTAGTATTCATTGCGAGCTGGATAGCACGCTCACGGCTTACTTTTGGGGTTGATTTTCTTGTTCTCATACGATTATTTGTTGTAGAATGAAACCTGTAAACCTCTGCGCAATTTGCATACGCATTTATCAAGACCTGCGTTCAATGCACGGTCAATAAACTTGTTGAGCAACTCTATACCTATAAGGGCGATAAGACCTGAAACGCCTACTAACTTGTTAATGCGGTTGCCCTCGTTGTCCAGCCCGTAAACCTTCAGACGGAAGTTCCTGTTGATGAACTTGCTCGTGTACTTCAAAATGCTACTCTTTTTCATATTCGTAATTTTTTTTATTATTGTAAAGTGATTATATTGTAATCACACCGCTAAGTTCGGGGTTTATTTTGGAATAACAAAATATTTTCGTGATTATTTTATAAACTTTTTTATTGATAAATGATAATCAACAAGCTTACTGCCTATTATAAAAATCATCGAAATGACCAAATTTTGCGTTTATAATATAATCATATATTATATTTTTCATACCTTTGCATAAACTAATTAGTTTATCTACATGAAGAAAGAAATATTAGAAGCACTGAAAGCCAAATTTGTGGGGGTCAGTGAAGCGATTTTGAACAGGATTGCCGACAAACTCGCCAAGACTGTAATAAAGCAGGAAGATGTTGCAACCGCTATCGAGGGAGTAACATTCCAGCAAGTTCTCGAAAGTTACGGGGACAGCCGTGCTACGGAAGCGCAGCAGACAGCAGTCACCAACTATGAGAAAAAACATGGTCTTAAAGACGGTAAAAAGGTTGAAGAGCCAAAACCTACGGAGCAGCCGAAACCTAATGAGGAAACAAAGCCCGGTAAGGAGGATATGCCTGCTTGGGCTAAAGCGTTGATTGATTCCAACAAGACGCTTTCCGACAAACTTTCGGCTATGGAAGGTGAAAAGATTGCAACAAGCCGTAAGTCATCGCTTGAAGCAATCCTGAAAAACGCTCCCGAAAAAATCCGTCAGCGTTACGAAAAGGACTTTGTACGTATGACATTCAAGGATGATGAGGATTTCAACAGCTGGATTGGGGAAATCACTCCCGATGTCGAAGCCATCACGAATGAGTACCAAGCAAAGGGCGGTGTCGTAACAAGACCGAAAGCAGGTGCGGCAGGAGGCAAGGGCGAGGAGAAAAACCCGTACTTGGAGGCTCGCATCAAAGAACGTGAGGCGGCAACGACAACCCCCGCCATTCAAGGGTTGGCAACAGAAACTACCAAATAACAATGGAAGTAAATTTCAAACACCAAGACCCTGCCAAGGTTGAGCCTATCTACATTGAGCAGGTATTCGCTGAAAAGCCCGGAGGTGGATTGGTGGAAAATCCATCTTTCGATGCTCCCCCTACAACCGCTGTCGGGGAGAAAAACGGAAAGTTCGTGCTGATTAAGGGATACCGCCTTGTTGGTGCAGTCGCTAAAGCGGACACCACTATCAATATCGCAAAGGGCAGTGGTATCGCTGTTGGCGATATTATCGGCATCGGCAAAAAGGCTGTGGCTTGTACCGCTGTCGATACCTCTGCCGAAGACAAGGATGTCGTAACGGTAACGCTCGGTGTTGATATTGATGCCGGGACTGTCCTCTACCAGGCAAAGGCGGCTGATGCAAGTGCCGCAGAACCTATCTACACCCCCGTGTACGTTACAGGCAACCGCCTCGAAGCAAACGAGGGCGACCAGCCCGTGCGCCTTATCAACGGTGCGAATTTGAGAAAGGAAACGGCTAATGTAGCCAGCGAGGTAGCCGCATTGCTGCCAATGATTGCACTTGTGTAATAGGAGGATTGATTTATGGCTATGAATAAACCCCTTTTTGACATCGACCAGCCCGGAATGCAGGTTGCTGTCAATTCATACAAACCGGGTAACGGGCTTGCATGGCGCACCCTGTTCCCGTTGAAGTACACCCCCAAGTTCGACCTGAAAGGACTAGAGGGTAATGAGGGCATCCCCGTGTCGGCTGACCGTGTCGCATTCAACACGAAAGCCCCCAAAAAGACCCGTAAGACGGTCGGATCATGGAGCGGAAAGTTGTCTAAGATTGCGGTGAGCCGTGAGAAAGACGAGATTGAAATCAATGATTACAACGACTTGCAGACCATCGCAGCCGCTAATACGGAGGATGCTGCAACCGCCCGTTACCTGGTTGATATGGTCTATGACGATTTGGACTTCTGCAACAACGCTATGGACTACAAGGTTGAGATTGATGCAATGCGCATCGGCTCAAACGGTATTCAGACTTTTCCGAAAAGCATTGAGGGCGACATGGCTACGGAGGACGTTATCAACTTCAACGTACCCAAGGAGAACTTCATCGGTGTTGATATTGCTTGGAGCGATGCGGAGGCAGACGGTCTGAAAGATGTTGCGTATGCAGCGGAGAAAATCGGCAAAAAGGGCTTGAAGAAACCCAAATTTGCGATTTTGGAGAAAGCCAAGTTTGAGGAACTTATCCAGCAGAAGTCCGTTGCTCGCAGATTGTTCCCTCGCTACGACCAGAACCTTGTCACCGCTGACATGATTAACCTCTCCAGCGTGAACAGCTACATGAACGGTAAGGGCTATCCCCAGTTCCTCGTGCTTGACACCTACGCAACCATTGAACACAAGGACGGCTCGCAGGAAACTATCAAGCCGTGGAATGTCAATACGGTTGCGCTGGCTCCCGTGCCGCAGCTTGGCTGGACTTACTACAAGCCCGTGCCTAACGTGCCTAATACGGAGGCGTTGCAGCAGCAAGCATCGTACTACAAGATGACCCGTTACTCCGACCTCAACCCGATGTTGGAGGTGACTATGGCAGAAGCCTACGTTCAACCCGGCTTGATTAACCGTGCTTCATTGGTGTTTATCAACACCACGAACACGAAGTGGAACAACGGAGATACTGAGTAAGCATGAACGTACTGCAATCTTTGAAAAGTCTGTCCGGCTATCCCATCCCATTGGCTACCATTCAAGACATAGCCGATGAGGTAGGGGTTAGCGTTGATGACGAAACGACACGGGAACTTCGGGAAAGCAAAGAGTTCAAACGTGCGAAAGCACGTGTGTACCTCTACCTCTCGAAAGCCCCCAACGTGTCGCAAGGCGGCATCACTTACAGCTTTTCGGACGAAGACCGCAAACGGTTCAAGAATGAGGCAGAGAGCATCCTTGACGAAATAGGCGATGACGCTGACGGATTAGGAGTTACTTACGGATATAAAGGTGAGGACTTATGATTATCGAAAACGGAACATTGCAGATTGTCAAAAAAGTAGGCGGTGGAATGGCTCACGGCAAGCCCGTTCCCGTTGTAGAAATACCGGGCTACCCGATAGCCTGTAACATCAAGACCCTACATGACAACAAGAGAGGAAAAATCATCGACAACGTGTTTACACAGGCTTCATTTGAGGTTTTGATTGACCCTCTCGACTGCCCTCACTTCACGGATGAAACGGTCATTCTTACCGACAACCGGGGGACGGAGATAGGCAAGTTCCAAGTGCAGGATGTTCAACACCTCGACTATATAGAGGCTGTAAAAGTTACCGTATGAGCGTAAAAAGGCTTACACCCAAAGGACACGCAAAGGATTTTGTGGATAACCAAATGGCTCTGAAAAGGCAGGTTATCATCAACAACTACATGAACGTTGGTGAAGCAGCGTTGGAGGTAGCCCGGACACAACACAAGTACCACCGTCAAACGGGCAACCTTACCAGTTCCACAGGCTACTGCATATTGGATAATGGAAAGGTGCTTGTAATGAGCAATTTCGAGGTTGTAGGCAACGGCAAGAAAGGTGCGGAAGAGGGGCGCAAGTTCCTCCGTAAGCTGATAAGTGAAAATTCAAAGGGGCTGGTGTTCATTATGGTTGCAGGAATGAGTTACGCCAACTACGTTGAGGCAATGAGCCTCGATGTGCTGGAGTCCGCAGAAATGCTTTCCAAGAAGATGCTCCCCAAGTTGTGTAAGGCATTAAAGTTATAGCAATGGCAAGAAAGGCTACATCAAGAATCGAGCAGGAAATGTATGATGCGCTTGAACATTTTTTTGAGGGGAAAATTTCGGGCAAGTTCTACCCCAGCGATTGCCGCCCGGCTGATTCCGAAGTGGAGGATGCGGTGCTTACCGTCTCCAACGCTACGGCAGAGCAGATACAGGACGGCATCGCAAGGATAAACATCTACGTTCCCGACCTCGATAACGGAAGTGGGCGACCCGTCCCTGACAAGGACAGACTGATAGCCCTTTCCGAACTTGACGAGCAGATAATTGACGTGCTTAACGAGGCTGACACCGACTATGAATTTGACCTTGCAAAAGGCACTGAAACGATAAATGCGGAGGCTATAAAGCAGCATTTTGTGAACATAACAATAGAATTTAATCACGTAACATTTAACTGATATGGCAAAAAGACAGAAAATCATTATGGCTTGGTCGAAGTGTACCATTGAGATTGCACCGACCGGGGCTGACGATGCTTTCAACGGCACTGAATTGAAGTCTATTGGTGTTATCAAAGACAGGTCCACCACACTTGAACCGTCTGACGGTGACGCTCTCGAAATGAAAGCCACTGGGGGCGAGACGGTTGCCAAGGAAGTGCAGGAGGGCGGTTTCACTCTGAAAACTCGTGTCATTGAACCTGACGAACTTTATAGCACCCTTAAATTGGGTGAGGAAGTTACCGCAGAGGGTGAGGACAAGGGCGACTTCAAGGTGAAAACCCACCTTGTTGATGGCGACTGGTCTGTTAAGGTAACGCCAAAGAACGTAGGCGCACGAGGTATCAAAGCACCTCTTTCCTCTATTGCTTTCAAGCCGGGTTACTCCGAAGAGGATGGTAACTACGCAGACCTCGAAATTGAGATTTTGAAGGGTGCGCAGGACTACTGGTACAGCCGCTTCAAGAAAACCGCAGCACAGGTGTAAACGGCAGGGGCTTTCGTCTATCAGGTAGGACACACCCACGGGTGAAACCGGGTTCGACCCCCCCGGAAGCCTCTCTAACTAAAAATCATATCGACATGGAAACGATAGAAAAGAAAGTAGCAGATACCATTTTGCAGCGCACAAGCGACAGCTTGGAGATTGACGGGAACGTGTACCCGGTTGCACCCCCGTCCACTGCGACAATCATACTCATTTCGGAACTGATTGCCGGGATGCCGGAGGTCAGGATTGATGCCGACAACATCTTGTTCGAGGTCTTGAATAAGGCTAAAGGATGCAAGGTGCTTGGCAAGATTGTGGCAACCCTCATTCTCGGTGCAAAGAGAGTGAACGAACGTAAGAAAGTGCTTGTAGATAAGGTTGTCCCCAAACGTGTGTTCTCGTGGAAGAGAATGCGCTTGGAAACGGTCTATTACCGCAAGGAGCAAGTAGAGGTGGACGAGTTGGAACACCTCTCTACACTTGTACTGGAGGGCTGCTCGCCGAAAACGCTCCGGGAACTTGTTACCAAACGGCTCAACAACTTGGAGATTAGCGATTTTTTCGGGCTTACCACTTCCCTCAGCGAAGCAAATCTGCTAAAAAGGACAAAGGAAGTGGCGACAGTATCTGGGGAATGATTTACAGTTGGGCAAAAATGCTCAACACCACCCCAGATTATGTCCTTTACGAAATGAGTTACGAAAACTTGCTCATGTACGGCTATGCAGTCCCCTCATACGATGATGAAGAGGCGGAGGAATGGGACGATAGACTGGATGCAAACAACCCCGACAATTTCAACGATAACGCAGACGAGGAAGAGGAATTTATATGAATACGAGTGACGGAAGAGAATACTACGGCTTTGGGATAGACAACTCCCAGTTGCGTAGAGAAGCGCAACAGGCTATTGATATATTTGACGGTATCGGCAGCACTGCCGAAGCAGAGGGCGCACGTATTGATACTGCTTTCCGTAGAGTCGGGCAAGCGGTGGTCGCTTATTTCTCTGCACAGCAACTTTACTCTTTCGCAAGTTCGGTTATCAAGACCCGTGGAGAGATTGAAGCCCTTGAAATATCCTTTGAAACGCTGTTGGGTAACAAGGACAAGGCAAAGGAATTTTTCGGTGAGATTAAGGATTTTGCCGTCAATACACCTATGCAACTGGGTGATCTCGCCAAAGGTGCGCAGACGCTCCTCGGCTTCAATATCGAGGCTGAAAAGGTCATGCCCATACTTCGGCAGATAGGCGATATTTCAATGGGTAGCAGCGACAAGTTCAACTCACTGGTGCTTGCTTTCTCGCAGATGTCCTCCACGGGCAAACTGATGGGACAAGACTTACTGCAGATGATTAACGCTGGTTTCAACCCTCTTGTGGAAATGTCGAAAATCACGGGCAAGAGCATTTCGGAACTGAAAGACGATATGTCGGCAGGGGCTATCTCGGCAGACATGGTCGCAGAGGCTTTCGCCCATGCAGCCGGAGAGGGCGGCACGTTCAATGGTATGCTTGAAAAGCAGTCGAAAGGTCAGAAAGGTGCTATTTCCAACCTGCAAGGGGCTTGGGATGATATGCTCAACGATATAGGATCAAAACAGCAGGGCGTGTTCGTGGAGGGTATCAGCCTTGCCACGGAAGCAATCAAGCATTACGAGCTGTTTGCCAATGCCCTCCTTTCCATAGCCGCAGCCTACGGAACGTACAAAGCCGTACTTGCCGCAGTCGTTGTCATTCAAAAAGCGCAAGCCCTCGCAGATAACATTCGCCTTGTTATGATGTTCCGTAAGGAACTGGGACTGCTTACGGCAGCGCAACAGGCGTTCAACATTACCGCTTGGGCAAATCCTTACGTGTTGCTTGCCGCAGCGATTGTAGGCGTTGCTACGGCTCTCTACCTGTACGCTGATACCGCCTCCAATGCGGAAAAGGCGCAGAAAAAACTCAACGAGGAGAAAGACGAGTTCCAAAAGAAGCTGGACGAGGAAGCGCAAAAGGTCAATGAACTTATATCTATCATTCAGGACAAGACGGAAACAGACTACGCACAACTGAAAGCGTATGAGGAACTGAAAAAGGTCTGTCCTGCCATTGCCGATGCGTACACGCAGGAGAAACTTGCCGCCCTTGAACTTACCGAAGTCCGTAAGGCTCTCAATGAAGCGCAGGAACAGGAAACCTACGAGAATGCAGAGCAAAATTTGAAGCGTTACACATGGTTGCTCTCGGAGGCATCCCAAGCGGAGGGCGACTGGATGAAAATGTCAAAGGAGGCGCAGGATGCCATTCGGAAAAAATTTGGCACGGGGCTTTTGAAAAACAAGGTCGAGCAGCTGCAAGATGTTGTTAAGGGCTACCAAGAGCAGGTTGACGAGATTAAGCGTGTCAAGAAAGAAACCGAAGAAAATGCGAAGCCCATTGAAACAAAAATCGTGGAGGCAAAAGCCGACTTCGAACAGATACAAAAGGAATTTGACAAGGCAAAGGCAAAACTTGAAGAGGAACAGGCAAAGACCAAAAAGCGGTTCGGGAAACAAGTAATGACCTTTTTCTATGAAATCAAGTTCCGGCTTGCACAGGACAATCTTAAAAAGGCGCAGGACAAAGTCGCCTCCCTCGAAGCCGAAAAAGCCGCACAGACTACTTACAAACAGGATTACGATGCAGCGGCAAAGGCGTGGAAAGAAGCTAAGAAGAAACTTGATACCATTAAAAAGGACAAGGCAAAATATACCCAAAAGCAGTATAAGGATGCTGCCGAAGCGGAGGAAAAGGCACGTAAAGCCTACAAGAATCTGGGCGGTGAAATAACCACCGACGAGCAGGACAAGAGCGCAGCCGAAAAAGCCAAGCGTGACCGTGAGGAATACGCAAAGAAACTGGCGAATTTAAAGCGTTTGACCGCCTCCCAAGCCGTTGAACAGGCGAGGGTTGAAAAGGATGCGCAGTATGCCGTAGAACAAGCCCGTATTGATGCTATGCAGGATGGTTCTGAAAAGATACTGGCACAAATGGCTATCGACCACAAGCGAGAACTTGAAATGCTTGACCGGGAGAAAGCCGACTATCTGCAACGCAAGGTTGATAACGCCCGTGCATTATTCGAGGCTAACCCTGCTAATAAGGGCAAGACCTTTGACGGGTCTAACATAACCCTAACCCCGGAGGAAAACGCAAGTTTCTCCAATCGCAAGAAGTTCACCGAACAGAAGCAAGCCAACGAGGGGCAGGAACTTTTGGAACGCCAGCGCACGACCATGAACGAGTACCTGAAAGAGTTTGGGGACTACATGGAGAAACGCCAGGCAATCATTGACCTGTATAACGCACAGATGGCAAAGGCTACCACGGAGGGTGAGCGGCTCACATTTTCCGCTACCATGAAGCGTGAGTTGTCGGAATTGGATATAGAGGCGAACAAGAGTACAGCCGCAATCAGCCGCCTGTTCGATGATATGACTAACAAGACGGTAAAGGACTTACGCAAGATAGCCGATGCCGGGGAAGAGGCGTTGCAATTCCTCATTTCCGGGGAGTGGGACGAAGCCAAGGGCATTGAGTTCGGTATGTCGCAGGAAACATTCGACACCCTCCGAAAGTCCCCTGCGGAACTGGAGAAGATACGCAAGGCTATCAAGCAAATCCGTGAGGAAGCGGACAAATCAGACACCGCTTTCAATAAGATGGCTAACGGGCTGAAAAAGGTCTTTGCCGCTGGCAACGATACCAAGAAGTTGAAAGACGGCTTGGAAATGATTGAGGACGGCTTGAACGATGTAATGAACGTAGCCGGATTTCTCCAAAACAGCCTTTCCGACCTTGGCGATGCTTTAGGCTCTGATGCCCTCAAAGGGGCGGCAGACGGTATCAATGCGGCTATGGACGTCATGAACTCCACGATGTCCGGAGCGCAAGCCGGAGCGATGTTTGGCCCTTGGGGCGCAGCGGCAGGTGCGGCTATCGGCTTGGTTTCCTCTCTCGGTTCTGCGATTGCAAAATTGATAGATGCGAAGCACGAGAATAAAATCAAGAAGTTGCAGGAGCAAATCGGGGTACTGGAGAAGTCCTATGACAAGTTAGGTCGTTCCGTTGAAAAGGCTTACTCAAAGGATGCCTCAAAGATGATTGAGCAACAGAACACGTTGCTTGAACAGCAAAAGGTGCTTATCCGCAATCAGATTGCGGAGGAGAAAGCCAAGAAAAAGACCGACTGGGACAGGATTAAGGAGTGGAAAAATCAGATTGAAGAGATTGACCAACTCATTGCCGACAACAAGGAAAATGCGGTTGATGCCATCTTCGGCGAGGATTTGAAATTAGCCATTGACAATTTCTCCAGTGCCTATGCGGAGGCTTGGGAATCAGGTGAGGACAAGGCAAAGTCCGCAAAGGATGTCGTGAAGAAGATGATGCAGCAGATGGTTACGGAAAGCATCAAAGCTGCTATCCAGTCCTCAAAGAGCATGGAGCAGATACGCCAAAAGTTGCAGGAGTTCTACGCTGACAATGTCATTTCCCCGTGGGAGCAGGACTACATCTACCGTATGGCTGAAAATCTGCAAAAGGAACTTGACAACCAGTTCGGCTGGGCTGACAGCCTTATGAACGAGGGTTCGTCAGCATCGCAGGGCAGCCCCAAGAGGGGCTTTGCCACTGCCAGCCAAGACAGCATAGATGAACTGAACGGACGGTTTACGGCTATACAACTCAATTCGGAAGCGAATAAAATCACGCTGATTACAATTAGCGATGATGTAAAGGCGATCCGATCGCAGATAACAGCCGACCGTGAACGCATGGAAGAGATCAGGAATTTAGCCTTGCTTGCCGTCGGGTACCTCGAAACGATAGCCAAGAACACAAAGGAGCTTTTTGAGATGAACATTCGGCTGGGCAAGATTGAAAAAAATACACGTGAGTTATGAAGATTGACGAAATAATGAAATCAGCATCTCTACAGGGGGCTTGCATCGGTCCGGGAAAGGTAAGGGACTGGAAGAGTCTTGTATGGCTTTTCTTTTCACCTCAGGGCCGTGAGTTTTGTGAAGAAAGGAATTTCCCGCCTCTGCCGATGTTCCGTGAAATGAAAAGGCACGGGATATCGGAACTGGGCGTTTTTGTTGACGAGGGCGATGTTTGCCGATTTAACGATAGAGATATTGCCTTGGTTGGAGATACTTGTGGAGAATTGAAATTTGATGAAAATAACGTAGTCCACAAGGTAATACTCATGCACGGGGCGAAAGCACGCATAACGGCAAGCAATTACGTTGTCCTCCTGATAGTAAACGTGGGGGGCTGCGAGGTAACTATTGACAAGGACGAAACGGTGGTTGTGCTATGAGAGGCGAATGTTACATTAACAACAAGGATGCGCACGATGAGTGGGGATTGATATTAGGCGAGACATCTTTCACAGCCCTGCTCACCCCTGCTCCTGTAAAAGGCTACGTGCAGAACAAAAGTGCACTGATGCACGGAAAACAGGTTTTGTCGGGTGAGGAAAATCCCCCGAAGATTGACGAAAGGGACTTGCAGCTCGTGTTCGCAATCAAGGCAAAAAACCGTACGGAGTTCTTGGCGAGGTATGCCAGTTTCGTGTCTGAGCTCGAAAAAGGCACAATTGACTTGCGCACAAAATACCAGCCGGGAGTGGTGTACCATCTCTTATATATGTCATGCCAGCAATTCACCCAATTTAATGGGCGTTTGGCAAAGTTTGTTTTGAAGTTGAATGAACCAAATCCAAAAAACAGGACATGATTGAAGTCAAAGACATATCAGGGTCAGTAATTAAATCCGTCATGGAAACAGACGACAAAGAGTGTATTGAACTAATGTCGTTGTGTTATGTGCAGCTGTCATGGAATGATGTTGAGTATAAGCAGATAGCAGCTGGAACATACATTGATTTCCACGGGAAACGGTATAGATTGCTGGATTCGTACGAGCCGGAATACATAGACGAAGGTAGTTATAGATACACGCCTAAATTCTATGATAAGACAGCCGGCTGGAGCAAGAAGCCGTTATTCCTTGTCACGGACACAGGGGAAGAGACGGATTGGGGGCTTACTGCTTATCCGGGGCAATTCATGGAGGTAGTGACGAGGGCAATAAAGAAATATACCGGAGAGGATTACACGTATTCAGTTGACGAATCCATTGCGCAGTCAAAAATGGCGTACATCTCCTTTCAGGCAAAGAGCATATTTGACGGCTTGAACGACATAGCAAACGCATTTGACACGGAATGGTGGGTTGAAGGTAACATAATACATCTTTCGAAATGCCAATATGGGAATCCTGTATTGCTGGAGGTTGGCAAAAGCGTAGGCGTACCATCGGTAAAAAACAACACAGATGGATATTATACGAGGTTTTATATATTCGGATCGACACGCAATATAACGCAGGACTACAACGATAACGGATTTACAAACGGGCTTGTCAATAAGCGTCTGACGCTCAACAAGACGAAATACCCGGGAGGATATATTGATATAAGGCAGGGGCTTTCCACTGATGAGATATTCACAAAAACGTTAATCTTTGATGATATATATCCGTCTTCGCCTTTCATCGTGTCGAACGCAAGGGCAGAAATCAAGGATTGGCTAGATGAGAATGGTAACAAGATACAAATTGGCGAAAGCGGTGGCGAACCATTATACAAACAGTACGCTATATGGTATTTTCAGATAGAAGGGTTTGAACTTAACGACACGTTATATGATAAGACAAATAATCCGGATGGAATGCTGATCCAAGGGCTAGACCTGTCTGTCAAGTTTGAGTCCGGTCAGCTCAACGGACGTGAGTTCAAACTGGTTTACCATAAAGGCAAGAAAGAGTATGAAATCAGTTTCATTGAAGAGCATGGAGGCATCATTGTGCCGGGCACGATAGCGGCTATCCCTGCCGATGGAGACAAAATCATACTCTTTAATATACGTATGCCTGATAATTATGTCATATCAGCACAAGACGAGCTCGAGAAGGCATCGTTGTCAGAAATAGATTCTAAATATAAAAAAGACAGGAAGTCTTATGAATTCCAGTCATATCCTACATACTTTGCAAACAACGATATAGATATAAATGTAGGACAATCAGTTTCCGTCAAAATCGGTGGCAATATGCTGTCTTCGAGGGTGATAAAAGTTGAGAAAAATATAGACTACCCTATCAAGCAAACGATAACAATAGGCGAGGAGAAAATAAAGGGGAACACGACAGAAATAAAGGAGGAGGTCATCAATGCAAACCAAAGCATAGACGAGGTGAAGGCATTGGCAGACCTTAACAAGTCCATACAGGATGGATATGGGCGTGTTCAGAGGTTGATTATGGAGTCGCTGTCAAAATACAAAGGTTTGTTTACATTGAACAAACATGGCTACCCGGATGATCCTGACAGATGGACGGTTGACACCGATTATACATTATTTGCAAAACGGGATGTTGTCGCCAATTCCACCGGGGACGTGCCGGAGGAGAGCTTGCCTGTCGCATCCGACTACACGACTACAGGGTTGTTCCGGGCTAAGCAAGGGGGCGGGCTGCTTTATGACACGGCAACTAACGGGTGGTACGTCAACCCTGATTTTGCCGGGGGCGGAGTCAGCTTTACGGTCGGCGAAGGGCTGCAAATGTCGGTCGATAATGAGCTTAGTGTCAAGTACGGCACGATAGCCGGCACGGCTTGCCAGGGCAATGACTCTCGCCTATCCAATGCCCGCAAAAACCCCTATAAATTGTCGTGGAGCGGCGGCGAATATGACGGCAGTGCGGAAAAGACGCTGCCGGGCTTTTTGACAGTTAATGATTTAAGCGGCTACGTCAAAAAGACAGGAGACGATATGAGCGGTCCCCTGTTGATAACCCTGAAAAGACCTTTTAGCACTGATACTTATAAAATCAATATCGGGGCTAATATCAACGGGGAAATGAACCCTTATATCAGCATCTTTGGCAATACGTATGCTAAACTACATGTAAACCAAGGGAACAGTAATACATCGAAATGGACTGATTACGGCTCTACTACTATTATTTGCAGTGATGATTATCTAATCCGCACGGGCAACACAGCATCGAACGATTTTAAATTTACAGGCAAAAACTTTACAGCCCCGGGCGATATCGTGGCGAATAGTACTACGACAGCATTTACAGGTGTCGTGCCCGTTGCGGACAATACGACTTACGGTCTTGTCAAGTACGACAACTCGACAATCAAGAAAAACAGCAGCGGGCAGCTCTATTGCACCGTGCAGGGAGGCGGTAGCAGCGGAGTCGTCAAGTATTGGAGACCGTCCGTCAATACAAGCGGTGTGCTGTCATGGACGCTCAGCGAGAGCGAATCAACCCCCTCGTCCGTCAATATCAAAGGACCGAAAGGTGACACGGGGGCGACAGGGGCGACCGGAGCAACTGGACCACGAGGGTTGCAAGGGCCACAAGGACCCAAAGGAGATACCGGGCCTCAAGGACCTCAAGGGCCCAAAGGCGAGCAAGGACCAGCAGGTAGCGGCTCGGTAACGAGCGTGAACGGACTAAGTGGAGGAACTATCACAAGCTGGGTTGGAATTAATGGTGGTTTTGCCTGTGGAGGAACAGGCTATCAAGGTATTACAATAAAAAATCAATATGGAAGTAATTGGCTGATAAACCCTATCGGGAGTGGTAATTTGCAATTTGGATATGGAAGTAATGCCGGGCAGGAGATGTTGTTAAGCACGGGTGGCTCTCTAACCATCAAAGGCTCTTTAAAACAAAACTCTGATGCACGATTAAAGACGATAACAGGAAATATTGAAGATGTCTTGGAGGGGATGCAAAATGTAAGGGTTGTAGAGTTTTACATGAACGAAGACCCTGAACAATCGCATCAAATCGGATATATAGCACAAGATGTATTGCCTTATTGGACTGCAAACGTAGGGATGATGGGTGATTATTACACAATGAACTACGGCGGCATGGGCGCAATCGCCTTCCAAGGCTGCAAGGAATTATATACTAAATATAAAGAACAACAGCAAACTATTGACGATTTGCAATCAAAACTCGCCTTGCTGATGCAGGAGATTGAGAAGATGAAAGGAGGTGCGGTATGAACATACCTAAGACGAATATACGACAATTATATCACGTTGCTTGTACTATAGGCGAAGTGGTCAACGGCAAGCTGGAGACACGGCTATCCAAGCTGTGTACCTCTGACAGGATAAACATTTGGAGCAAATATAAGCCCGTCATCCACCATTTTACAGACCGCCCGACCGACTGGTGGAAGGGGAGTAACTTGGACTGCGGCATCAAAATCAAGCAGCATGCGACGGCGGAGGCGTTGATTGAGTCGATTGTCAACGGGGAGCGGCAATACTCGCACAACAAGCCGGAGAACAATTACAGGCTTGGCGACTTCGCAGGGTACAACCCGACCGTCATGCCCGTGCTGCGTGACGTGCCCATGGCGGGGATATTGTACCAGTCCGCCACGAGTCTGTCGGTCACGGCAATGTACAAAAACGGCAACTATACGGACTACGAGATACCCCCGGAGGACATCTACAACCAGCTCGATACGAAATGGTATTTCGGCCTGGCAATCAAAAGGGGCACAAAGGTTTATTGGATGACCAACAGCGAACCCGGAAGCATGAGCGTGACCGTACCCGTCAATGCCAACAGCGACACGATATTTACAACGGGCACGGCTCAGATGGTGGCGTTTATCTCGCAGTGCAAAAGACCCGGGTTTTACACGTCATCCGAGGGACCGTCCAAGTTTTGTGCGATACCGATGGCGACGGTGCACGAGGTGACCATCAAGGCGTCCACCATCGAGGCATCCATCCGTGGCGTGTATGCAAACGGCGTGCTGACTTACACGGTCATCATAAAAAACACGACCGGGAGCAGCGAGATTATAAACCAATGTGTCGCCCACGTGACGGACACGCAGGGCGAGAGGGTCTATTATATCGACAAGTTCGACACGCCCGGCTCAATCGGGGGCTACCAGCAGTGGACGTACGACAAGGAGCACGAGAACGAAAACCTGCCGATGAGCGGCAAGCTGGAGCTTTATATCAACTATGCACTCAAGGCGGAGTCGCATTACCTTGTGATGTATGAGTGATTAATTAACTAACTAAAATAAATAGATATGAGGAGCATAAGGATAGGTAACGACATAGCGATACAATGGAAGGTTAATCTTGTTGGCGGGGAGGCTTATAACCTTGAAGGCAAGGACTTAAAGCTCATTGTCACTACGATAACAAGGGCAAACGAGGTAAAAGGCTTTTCTGTCAGCGGAAATGTGCTGACGTGGGTTTTTTACGGGAAAGACCAAAAAACAACAGGCCCACACACCCTCACACTTATCGAAAATCAGGGCAAAGAGGGGATGGTGACGGTCGATGTATGCTCTCCGTTCAAACTCGTGTCAAGGTCGTGCGTGTCAGACGGAGGGTGCGGCAACGTGTCAATTGAATCGCTCGCCCTTGAATCAACAATCGACCTGTCTAAAATCAAGCCCGTCATACCCGTAATAGGCGACAACGGGAACTGGATTGTTGATGGTGTTGACACAGGAGTAAGGGCGGAGGGCAGGGACGGCACGTTCGCTTACCCGAAGTTTTACATCAACCCGGATACGGGTATCCTCAAAGCCGTTGCCCCGGACTACTATCAAGGAGACGAACTTAAGATAGATGCGGATGGATATTTAAAAATGATAATATGATGGTAACAAAAGAGGTAGTATTAGGCAAGGTGGCGGTTGTCGGCAGAAAGACCTACAACGCAAGCACGCAGTATCATGTGCTCGATATCGTAGCAAAGGACGGTCAAAGCTACATGGCACTGAAAGACAACGTAGGCATTGATCCATCAACCGACAGCATCGAAGGCACTTGGATGCTGCTGGCTAAGCGAGGAGACAGTTGGTACGAGATGTGTGTCAGGACTGGCAGGTTCGAGGGCACGGAGGAAGAGTTTTTAACGCAGAAGCAACAGCAGTTCGATGAGCTTGCACGGGCTACGGAAGCGGCAAACAATGCAGCGGAGGCGGCACGAGCCAACCTCGAAGAAGTCAACAAGCTGTACAAAGAGATTTTGCAAGGCGAGACTGAGCGTACAACAGCGGAGCAGCAGCGCAACGAAGCAGAGGCGGCAAGGGTGCAAGCAGAGGCGGATAGGGCAGCGGCAGAGGCGGCAAGGACGGAAACGGAAAAGGAACGAGTATCATCAGAGGTTGACCGTACTAGCAATGAAACCTTGCGTGCCGAAGCAGAGCAGCAGCGCATTGCAGCGGAAGCGGAAAGGGCAAAAGCGGAGCAAGAGAGGGTCGAAGCGGAGGGGAAAAGACAAGCGCAGCTTGACGGAGCGACCGAAAAGGCAACGCAAAACGCAGGGGATATCGAACGTTTGATAGAGGCGAAAGACAGGGCAGGAAGGATGGAAGCAATCAGCATGGACACGCAGGAATGGCCGACAATATGCGGTCTGCCAATCACGGTATTTGCGGTAGACGCCCCATCGGTAGCACCGGATTTCGCAGGGCAGACATATATGGATTTAGCTAAAAAAAAGGTTTACATGGCATTTGGGGCAAATAGTGTAAGCGACTGGGTTGTATTAAATTGATTTTATTATGGACGACAAGATTAGACGATACCCGAAGGTGGGTGACATATTTTTTATCAAGGACGGAAGTAAAATGTTTGTCAGTGGTTCGGACGTGACAAATGAAGAGGCTGACGCATTACAGGCTGTTGGCGTTGTGTATGACGTGTTCGGCAAGCTGTATGATGTTGTAGCAGGAGTTAATGATAAGACGTTTAGGTGGTCGGAGGCGGCAGATTACGAGATTGAGGCAATCCCTGCCGAATCGGCTGATTGCGAGGTCAGGTTGCATGATAAGGTTGTCGGCAACTTTAGCTACACAAAATCGGACGGGACAAAGGATGAGTTTGTGTCGCAGCTTAACACGTGGTTATCGGTAAATGCACCGAAATGGGAGGCGTACATGGACGGGGAGACAGCCGTTTTGCAACTGTCTGATTACACGCTTTATGAGAGTGCCTGTTCGGTAGCTGGCTGCAAGCTGCGCAAGCGTGTAGGCGAGGAGTTGGCAGACAGCACGGTATCCACTACACGCAATCAGATATTGCAAAAAACTATTTATAACGGGATATGCAGAGCAAGGCTTGGTGAATGGGCTGAAAAGAGTACTGATAAAAAAAACAATCCCGAATCAAGGATGGATGGCGAGACGAGGCTATTTATTACTTATCCTTGCTCTCGAGCATACTATGACGGGGATTTGGGGGACGGTTTAAGGGCGCACTTTTCGACATATGAGGATTATCTCGATGCTTGCATGGTGAGAGCCGCAGAGCCGGACAGGGGAGTCGGCATTATGCGATACAGGGATGGTAAGGAGCTGGCAGACAGGCTACTGTCAAAAAAGCTACTGATAAGAGGCGTGGAAACATATGCTTATCCTGGTGCGGTGTGGGCTAATCAGTATGACTGTGGAGTAGACGGATATGGCCCGGGAACGTTCCATCAGGCTGGATTTAGCGAATTAGGGCGATTAATGAGAGACATCACAAAGGGCACAAAGCAGCCGATCGACCCTGTTAATATAGCCCTCGGGGTGCGAAAGGGTTGGAGTCAAATCAGCAGCACCGCTCATCGTTGGTCTTGCAGCCGTTACTACACCCTCTACGCTTGGTACTCGTACGGCTACGGGAGATGCGACATCAACTACTTCAACGCTCGCTTTGCGGTGTCGGCTGTGGCCCGCTTTAAACTCGATTAAATGTTAACATTGCGTCCGTGCTACGTCACGGGCGCATTATCACCAAAAAAAAATGGCACGGAAAATAGACAAATCAGGCATCTACGTGGATGCTCAAAACTTGCTAAGGACGATTTATAAAGCACAATTTGAGATGCCTAAGCGGGATCGTCCTGTTTTAGTAACACGCATGTTGGATCACACGGAGGCTATCATATCAAACTTTGCATTGGCATACCGAGAAGACAGACCTGTCGATAAGCGTAGGTATGTTGACGCTATGTCAGCCCATTTTGAAGCCTTAAAAGTGGAGATACGCATGGTAGTGGACGGAGAGGCTAAGATGCTGAAAGTGCCCGGACTGGTGAATGAGATAAAGGAATTGACAGTAAAACTACATGAAGGCATAGAAAAATGGCGCAACAGCATGGTGATATCGGAATAATCCGCTCGGCAAGAGTCGCACACCAGAGGTGCGACCACGTCCGGAAATATAAAAGGAGTGTCTGCCATCATTTATGGCTACGACAGCAAGGACACCCATACAGCAGCACCGCTAATCGTTGGTCTTGCAGCCGTTACAACACCAACAACGCTTGGTACTCGAACGGCAACGGGATATGCGACAACAACAACTTCAACAATCGCTTTGCGGTGTCGGCTGTGGCCCGAATTTGTATGACAGGGAGATTATGGTAAGGATAGAGGATTTATATACTGTATATTGGCTTGCCCGTGCGAACAAGCGCAGGAGCGAGGACGCCGTGCTCTTCGAGCTTGATTACGAAGCGAAGCTGGACAAGCTGCTTACCATGATCAACGAGCGCACCATGCGATGCGACCACAACTATGCCTTTATTTCAAAATATCCGCAGCCCAGGGAGGTGTTCGGGAGCGAGTTTGAGAGCCGCATGATACAATGGTACGTTGTATGGAGGATGTCGGGCATATTCGAGCGTGAGCTTTCCGGGCGCACCTTCAACAACCGCATCGGCATGGGCGTCGAAGCTGCGGTCAACAACGTGATAGATGACATACGGACGGTCAGCTGCAACTTTACCCGGGCGGCATACGCAATCCAATGGGACTTGCAGGGATGCTTTCCTAATGCCGACTGCGGCATTGCTTTCGGCATATTGAGGAGGCTTATCGAGCAGTACGATGGCGAGGACAAGGAGGATTTGTTATGGATGTCTATGATTGCAATACATGCAAATCCGCAACATCACTTTTATCGCAAGAGCTCGATCGGGGAATGGGGATTGATTAAGCCCGGGAAAAGCATATTAGACAAGGACTATGGGATTGGAGGCGTAATCGGCTTCCTGATATGGCAGGTGACGATGAACCTGTATTACAGCGACATAGACCATTGGGCGGTTGACGATATGGGGCTATTTTATACAAGGTTCATGGACGACACTGTATTGATAGTTGAGAACAAAGAGGCTGCATTGGCCTTGTTACCTCTCTTCCGTGAGAGGTATAGGGCTGTCGGCTCAACTATGCACCCGAGAAAATTCAGCTGTCAGGAGGTGGCAAAGGGCGTTAGATTCCTTGGGTGTTACATCAAAGGTGACAGGGTTTACATAGCGGACCGCACGCTCCGCAAGGCGAGGGCGAGAATCGGGGAGCTAAACACCTGCAAGGGCAAGCTTGGCAAGCTGGATCAGTTTGTCAGCACGATTAACTCGTATTTGGGCTTGCTGAAAAACAAGAACGAGTTCCGCAACATCGAGCGGCTTTGGGACATGGTAGGCGGAGAATGGAAAGCTTACGTGGACATGGACTGGGACAGGCTGTGCGTTGTGGCTAAGGACGGGTATAAACATAACGATTTTATTGACTATAAATTTAGGAGGATTTATGCATGAAAGATTTGGAACTGGAAATCAATGGACGGGAGAAGAGGATAATCGAGGCTAGAAACCTGCTTAACGGCACGGACTATAAGCTGCTGCGTGAGCTTGACGGTGGCGAGGCGATGGACGCTGAGACCAAGAGGTTGCGCAAGGAGGCAAGGGAGACGATCAACAGGCTTGAGCAGGAGATATGCGCACTGAGGGAGGAACAGGAGGTGTCGGAAGCGGAGGCGTTAATCATATAAATCACCACAATGATGGAAGAAGGATTACTGGCTACGCTTAGCATGCTGTCTGATGCCGCAGGAGGCTTTGTGACAGCCGTAGTGATACCCATCGCAGGGTACTGGGGATACAGGGAGTATAACAAGCGCAAGGCGGAGGCGGAGGCTAAAAAGGCTGAGGCTGACACCATAACGCAATATGCGGCAGAATGGAAAGAACTGTACGAGAAGAAGGAGATACGTGTAGAACAGCTTGATGCAAAGATAGACTCGCTGTATGCACAGATGGACGAATATCGTACGAGGGTAAGGGCATTGACAGAGAAGAACACGGAGCTTGTGATCAAGAACAGCGCATTGGAATTTCGGAAGTGCAACAAGCACGGATGCCCGGACCGGGAGCCGCCGAGCGAGTTTTAATCATAATCGAGTTATTAATCAAATCAATAGAGGATTTTATCATGAAGAAAAAAGCAAGAGGATTAAGGAACAACAATCCGGGTAACATACGTATCAACGGGGACCTGTTCAGGGGCGAAATAAGACCAAGCATGGACAAGTCTTTTAAACAGTTTGAGACGCCCGCATACGGCTACCGGGCTATTTT